TAGACCTGTGCTGTCGTTTCGGTTGTTTCGACTGTAGACGTTGCAGGGTTGTATGCTCCTGTGGTCACGCTGGTTAGCGGATATTGCTTGCCAAAATTCTTTAATAACCGTGTGGCAGTCTCAGCAGAGCGCACATAATCAAACACGCGACAACCTCACAACGCTTGAGTTTGTATTAGCAAGCAACGGCTTCAATATGCCATCTATTGCTTGATAGCGTGTCCATTGTGGGGTAGTGGTGTCGTATTCAACTTCCAACACATCTACCTTTTCACGCTTTATGCCTTGTGTTAAATCAGACATCAATTCAGTACCACTAGCCGCCTTGTAAGCCAGTTCTGCACATGCTTTCTTAACTTGCAAAGGCACAATGTCGTTATCAAGGTATTGCTCATAATAAGCATCGTCCAGCAAGACAAGTTCGCGCGGGAAATCCAATGACTGAGTAAGCAGCTTCTTATAACCTTTCCATGCACCGTAATAGTTCTGTGTCATGTACTCAGTGGCTTTGCGAATAGCTATCTCTTTAGCCGTGTTATCGCCGGATATTGTTTTCCCAACTGATGCTAAGTAAGAATCAAGGTATGCAACATCAATGTATGCGTCAGCATCCGATTTACCTGTGCCATCTTCTACAATTAATGCCATGCTGATTCCTAATTACTAAAAATAAAAAAACCACCCGAAGGTGGTTTGGTTAGTTACGGTTAGCGCCCCATAAGGTCAGACAACACTGGTGTTGCTGCACCTTGTGCGATCCTGGTATATCCAAGTAAAGAAGGATGGGCTGCATCTACATTTGCACCTGTTGCAAAATTATTGGCTCCATTTGGGTCATAAACACCTGCTATGTTTGGATTAATGACAGGGGTGTAGCTCATCGCGGCAATCTTGCTAACATAGTTCATCCTCAATGTATTTGATGCTGAGCCATAAGGTGTTGCTGCATATAGAACTGGCTGGGCGTTGTATGAGAATGATGTTTTGATAAAGTCCAATGTTCGACTTAACTCTGCCGCTATTACCGAGTCATTGATTGGTACATCATTTGGACTATATGTAGCGAATGTCGCAATGGTTGGGTTCAGAATCGGGAACATTTTCTTAGCAAAAGCAAGGTATGTCGCCGATGTTTGACCAGGCTGCCCTAAGTTAGCAAATCCAACCGGGTTATTAATGTCAGCGAGTGCTACTGCGGCTTGCGTTGTCCACCCACCAGTGAACTGCAACCCAGTATTTGGATTGGCTACAGGTTCACCGCCTGCGCCTAAACCACGAGTAATTGAGTCTCCGCAGTACATGATCGTTTGAGCTGTTCCTCTTGACCATAGAATAAGACCGAAGAATCGACCAGTACCAGTTGCAACAGGGGTATTAAAAGCTGCTGGATTTGATACACCGTCTACACCTAACTGCGCACGCGCAATATATGTGTATGGTGCAAGTGCTTCGCCTGCTGCTGCGTGTTCTGTTGAATTGGTGAATACAACATTGCTTTGAGTGCGAGCGTTCAAATATTTTCGCATCATCAATGCAGGGAAGGTGCCGCCATCAGCCCGTGGAATTGATGGTAGCGGGAGAATCGGAGAAACCCACACACCTGGATTGGCAAACGTCCCAGCCGGAATAGTTGCAGAGGGGGTTCCCCAGCTTGGTACGATCCAGCCGTTGAATGTACCGTTTGCTGCTACATTGTTGTATGAAACACCATTAATTACTGGCGTTGTCAGGCTTGAGATATTTTCCGTTACGGCAAACGCATAAGAGTCTACTAGTACATCCGCTGCTCCAACGTTAAATTCAATCACCTGAATAGCGTCAAAATGACAAGGTACAGTTCTTAAATCGTGATGTGTGAGAGTTGAGGTTGTGTTGTCATAATTACTCGGCATGTACGGGATGAATGCACATGTCCTGTTTTCGTACATTGACTTAAACCGAGATACTCTGCCATCTGGCAAAGCTGTGTTGCCACTCTCCGTACTCGCCGCCACTCCGGTGATGTCGGTACGGGCGGATTGGGCTGGAGTTAAGATTGCAACTTGATTAGATGCAGGAACAGGATCACCAATTTCAAAACTTGCAACAGAGCCACTGAAAGCCGACAATTCAATCGTGACATCCTTATCAAAATAACCAAATGATTCGCTGGCAGTAATTGTTTTATTGATAGAAGCATTAGGGATAGACACTCCGACACTTCCGGTAGTGACTGTAACAGTCAACACTTTCCCAGCGCGTAACGTGTCTTTGACTGATTGATTTTGTTGCAGATTTGGCATTTTGATTTGTCCTTTTATCTTTTCAGATACATAAAAAAAGCCCACTCGTGAGAATGGGCTTGATGATGTGACTGAATGTTATTTAGCTTCTGTCCAACCGCCTGCTTTGTAGTTTTCCACTTCGTCAGGATGGACTTCTGCCTCGTGTGGCGCTTCGTATTGATCTTGGTCGCGCACCATTTTTACCAGATCATCCTTTGCTTTAGCCATACTATTAACCTAACAACAATGCCAAGTGTTCGGCCTTGATTACTTTCACGCCCCATGCCAATGCCACTTCGTATTGAACTTGGCGGTATTGTTTGTACATGGAGACCTCAAAGCTCAAGCCTGAACGTGGATCAGTCACGATTGTGCGGTCATCTGCGCTATCACCTTCATCTGGCAATGCAGGGGCGCGAGTAGCCAGTGCAATAGCATTGCGGGAGAAAGCCATACTACGTGCAGCAGCGGCAACAACAGTAACAGAAGCATTGTCTGCAACGGTTGCACGTAAACCAGGTGCGGCAATAGTGAATGAACCACCAGACAAAGCAGTAGCAACCACATATTTATGTGAGCCGATTGTTACAACGTCACCAGCCAAGATAGTTCCCGAGCCTGTATCAACGGCCAAAGTAGTAGCGCCAACAGCATATCCACCAGAGTTGTTAATCTGATAACTTGCACCTGTGCCAGCAGTTGGAGTCAGGATTTGTGCGCTTTCACGAATCGCAAAGCCTGCTTTGTTCAGGATGATGCCTTGTTGCTGCATTTGAGTATCGCCAGCAACGTCATAGCGAGATTGCAAGCCGATCAACTTAGCGCCAGCAGTGGTATCAAGCACCAAAGACAAATCGCTCATAGGAGCGCCGTTGTCTTTCAGGATTTTCAGCACATTAGATGCGTCTTGGAAATCACCAGCAGTGCCGAATGGAGTAGTACCAGCGGTGCCGTAAGCACGAGAAGCGCCTGCGTACAATGCAGCTAAGTCAGCTTCAACTTCGTTTGTCAGTGTACGCATTGCTTGTGCAAACTGATTAACGATGATCTGTGACTTGTTGGCACCGTTATTTGCCAAGCCGCGCGTTTCTTCACCGTTGTAGCGGATAGGAACACGGCGAGATTTGCTGATAGTCATTGCGACATTGCCGATTGTCTGATCGCCATCATTTGGAGGCGTTACAGCAGGAGTAATATCAGAAGCACTCACAGCAGGCGCAACTGGTGAACGCACTTGCTGGCCTACAGCGGCACGTTCAAAAGTCATATCGCTGGTTACAGATGGAATCAGGCCAGTCTGCTCACGCGAAACAACATCAAGCGAGGTGTACAGGTCTGGAATAAGGTTTGTTAAGGTGTTAGCCATTTTGTTTCCTTTTTAAAATTAATCGTCGGTTAAAACGCCCTTGTCTTTGCTGAACTGCGCTTTACCAGCAGCATCTAAAGCCTCGAATTGGGAGCGCTTCATTGTTTTCACGCCACCACCGCCACCACCGCCTTGAGCGCCTCCACCTGAGTTAACAGGCGCACTCACAAAGTGCTTGCCTTCATCAGATGCAGCCCATTCTTTCGCAAAATCTGCTAGCGCCTTGTCACCTACTTTGGCAACGCGGTTGTCACCATCAGCAACAATTTGCACTTGTGATGCCAACATGGCCTTGACTGCTTTCAGGTGTGCAGGCTCTTTCACGCCCACGCTTACCAGTGCTTCTGTCAGGCCATTGTCTACAAGCAGCTTTTGGGTGAATGCGGCTTCGGATTTGTGGTCGTTTGTGACTTTTTCAAAGTCTTTTGTCAGTTGTTTCAATGCCTTCTGGCTTTCGTCGCGCTGCTTCAATGCTTCGTCGCGCTCAGCTTCCAGGCGGTCTAAGTCCTCCGGCTTGATGCCAGTTTCCTTTTTCAGCTTTTTAACTTCTGCGAGTAATTCACTGTTTTTGCTGGATAAGCCCTCTGTGGCTTCCTGCACTGCTTGCTTGATTGCGGCTTGTACATCTGGATCATTTAAATCAACTGACATCTGGTTATCCTCTGGATAGTTGCGCCCTCTGGGCAATAAAAAACCCGCAGAGGCTCGGCCAGTGCGGGTCTTGGTAAAACAAAAAAGCCAGCGGTTAGGCTGGCTTGTTAATTGGTTAAATCTACAGTATCACTATCTTGCCTTGCGTCAGGCAAAATACACATATCTTGCTTTTCTGTGGACGTGCATAGTCCAGCCTGCCTGTGTGCATCCATATCCAAGATGTGCCTTGGCAATGTGGACAGCTTACAGGCGGCTTAATCTTTATCGGTTTGTCAGTGCTATGTACTAGCTTCACAGTCCTGCGCGTTTGAAATATTCAGTGTCACGTTTGCGTAACTCATCAAGAGTATATGTTACACCCTGATTGTTCACAAAGCGATCAATTGGCATGCCTTCTCGGAATAACTTGCCTTTCGTCTTGCCAAGCACTTCATCCTGAAATGATGCTGACTTTTTCTTGAGCCATTCTGCATAGCTCATATCGTCTGGCACCTGACCATCCATGCTTGCGCGTGTAGATGGAGATACATCCACATCTAAGCCTAGTTCACGCCATGACTTCAACACAGCGACCTTCCCAGACCTGCAATTGAAATGCGCCCTGCCTGGTCCACCTAGCCATTGAAGGTTATGTCCTATCGGTCTATGTGGCTCGTCTTTAGTGTATAGCTTATGGTCACGCGAGATGCATATATCAGACGTTCTGCCGTCTAGCGTTGAATGCCACATCCAGCTAGTAATGATGTCATCGTTAGCGCCGTAGAATGCGTCTTTTGTCGTTGCAGCCATGTGCCCGACAGCAGTGCGAACAATCGTCTGCGCGTTACGTTTGCTAATGTCTAGCACGCCATCACGATAATTTAACGCTTTAGTGCCACGGATGCGCTTAACTATCTGGTCAATAGTCTGATTCTCGACATAGCCCATGCGCACAGCATCACGCACCTTAACCGCTTGCGTTTCTTCTAGCGACTGCATCCACTCACTAAGCAATTTACCCTGAAACGGCCTAGCTAGTGCAGCAGTATAGACTTGCTCCGGCACTACAGTTGCATATAGAACTTGTGGCGGCAGGACTGTCTTAAACAGATCACCCTGATAATTTACCTCATACTCTGCGAAGTCTTTTAGTTCTGCTTGCAGATTATTTGTTAGTTGTGCGTACAGATTAGCGTTAATCGCATGGACACTGCTTAAAAGTGATTCCAGACGGTCAATGTTAAACTGGCTTGCAGGCATCCTATCAAGCGCAATGGTCAACTGTGCCACAAGATCAGCATCTACACGGCTCATTAAAGCCAGCATGCGACTGACTACGCCGTTTTTATATGCTTCAAGCTCTACTTGGTGCGTTATGTCAGCGTCTAATAGCTGCTCGTTAACTGTAGCCATTTAGCCCACCAAATTAGGCAGCGCATTGTCCAATGCTTCTTCCTCATCATCATCTGTCCAGCCGTCAGGGTACACTTCACCCTCACGCAAATTAAATCTTAGCGTGTGCTTACTAATGCCGCCGCCTTGCCATGCCTGTACAAGCTTGATAATGTCATCAGCAGAAAGCGATACAGGGTAGTAGTCTTTGTTCAGAGAAACCGTTACAGCGCCAATGCCTGCCCACTCGCCCATAATGGTGAATAGCTTTGTTAATTGCTTGCTTACCAGTCCGGCAATGTTAGCCAGTGCGCTATTCTCACCGCTAGCACGCAAGCGGATAGTGTTTTCTGCTTCAACACCTGACTTTTGCTGCTCGATGATCTTTGCACCAAGCACAGCCATTTGTTTTTCTTTTGACTCAAGGTTTTTAACCAGTGAATCCAATCCTTGACCGCTAAACTCAAGATACTGAGCTTTTGCGTCCTTGTCAGGGAATACCCATGCAGCAGTCGAGCCAATATAAAACTTCTCTGGATTTTTTTCGTTTGGCCTATATCCAGAAATAACAGGAGTCGGCAAGCCAGTGAAGTGACATCCATGCTCATAGTCAGCAGTCACGCGGCAATGGGCAATATTGACGTTAACCAAGTCATAGATGATTGGCAGATCAGACTTAAATGCTTTTTTTGCCTGACCAAATAGTACAAAAGGAATGTAGTTGAGCGGCTTGCCATTCATCAATGGCGTGATCTCGTCAACCTGAACCCAATCTTTATCTTTTGGCTTCTGCCAGATGCGCTGCAAATAGACATTTTTCTCAAGGTGCAATGCGCGAATCTGTGGGATTTCTTTTAGCTCATCACCTTCCATTACTTCGGCGCACTCTTGCAGCGTGATATACACTGGCTGCATGACATTGTTCACGCGCTCTAAACGCCAGTCCAATATGTCATCAGCGTCATAAGTGGTGATGTATGGACGAATGTTTAACTTCTCTACTTGTGCCTTAGTCGCACTAACAACACCCTGCGGATATTCAACCAAGCATCCAAAGCGATTAGTGATAATTACCTCACGCAAAATATGCTCAATCATTTCATTGATTGTCGAGCCTTGCAGGTCTACATCATTGGAATATGCATTAAATCCAGCTACAGCTTCGATCACAGGCGCTTTTCGTGTGACCATGCCCACCAAGCCATCAACTGTACGCCCTGTAGCGTTGAAGAACGTAGCGCGACCCTTATATGCCTTATATTCGTCGTCTGTCTGATCTTTCAGGCGTGGCAGATACTTCTCACCAGCATCATGAATGGCATCTTGACCTTTGACCGCATCCTCGCACCGCTCCCATATAGGAGACAGCTTGAGGTAGTCTTTATGTTTAGAATCAATCGCCATTTAAAATCCTGAAATGTGTACTTTCCGCACCCTGTTATGTTCAATAGGAAATTCAAACGCTATCGGATAGCCTGTCGCGTCATTCTGGTGATCGAATCCTGACTTTTTATCAGGCTCACCGTTGTCATCGTATGCCTGCTGCTCTAAGCACTTCGCAACTGTTGGGCATTCGCGCACATTGACGTATAGCTGACCATCCTGAAACTGTTTGTTAACCGACATGATGCGGTCTTTCACAGCAGGGTTTGTCGTGTTTACTCTTACCTCAAATCCAGCCTGTCTAAGCAGTGACAGATCGCTTTCGCTTGCGTTATTCGTTGATCTGTTACCACCGCTTGCATCTGGATAAATAATCTTGTGATTCTTTGGAAACCTGTTGTTAAGCGCCTTAATCATGTCAGGCGTATCAAACAAGTCTTTAAACTCTGCTACAGCATGCCAGCCTTCAATTGGCGCTATGTTTCTCACCACGTACACTGTCGCAGCCATCTTGCCTACGTTGAAGTCCATCCCAATACGCAACGTCTCGTCACCGATAACAGTCTGTGTGCTGTTGTGTGTGTTGCGATTGAATGATCTGTATATCGTGCCACTGGTCAGGTTAACGAACTGCCCATCAAGGTATGCTTCGATTAACTCTTTCGGATAGGTATCAATCAGCGATTGAATGTAGTCATCCGGCAGGTTTGCTTCGTTGTCGTATGTGCTGGCCTGTACTAGACCGTAGCTTTTAGCCAATTCAGGCTTTGCGCTGACTTCTTCAACAAACAGCCTATATGTCTCTTTAAAGCCTTCTGGCGTTGTAGTAACGTCAGCACCATTTTTAATGCTGTCATCTTTCCAGCGTAACCTAGCAATGATCTTGCGCCATGCTTGTTTTGCCTTCTTAGCATCAAGCACGTCTAACTCATCGACGTGTGCGTGACCAATCTTAAAGCCTACAATAGTGCTCGGCTTCTCCATTGATCTGCATATTGTTGTGCCTCTATACCAGCGCGAACTATAGAAGTGAATCTCTTTATTGCTCTCTTTGATGTCAGCGCGAAGGCCCATCATGAAAGCTATTTCTTCTATAGTCGGATAATAGATGTCTCTGATTTGCGGGTAGGTAGGGGCAAAGTAGCCCTGCGTAACTTTTGGATGCTCCCAAAAGTGTTTGCAGCTTTCATAACATCCAACTACAGATTTACCTGTTCCATAACCTGCAACAAATGCCCTGTATTTTTGAGTTAACTCAGAGAACTTAAACTGAGGCATGTTTAAGCTAATGTCTGCCTCAATTTTTTCTGGCATCTTTTACCCCAACATTTACTACCGCTGGTTGAACCTCGCCATCGTCGCCAATCTGCAACTCCCTTTCGAGCTTCTTGGCCTGCAATTCATCAAGGTAAGTCGTGTGCTTATCAACCCATCCAAGATTCTTTAATGCAAATATGGAACCTGTCGCACTTGTAGAAGTGATTAAGCGGTTCTCATACTCACATTCAATAATTAACTTTGCCCTTTTTACCGAGTCAGAAAACTCTGGATAATTTAGGTATTCATCAAGAGATTGCCTGCTTGACAACCCTAAAGCCAGGATCATTCCTGTTAGGGTTATTGCTTGCGGCTTTTCAAGATCACGACAAGACGTGACGTACAAATCTACCAAGCGATCAAATTCCTCTGGTGAGGATATTTTCCTTGGTCTTCCTATTGCATTTAATTCTTTAGGGCTACTCGACTTTCGCCCAGTTTTGGCGTTTGTCATATTAGTAGCCTCTGGCTTAGATTGTGTCCTCTGGACGTAAAAATACCCGCATGGCTCTACCAGTACGGGTTATTGTGGTGCCAGCCTCAAAGACATGTTTTAGGAGTTGCCTTAGTCACTGGCTTGCGGGGTTGTCACACTCGCCGCATTGTGTCATGCACCATAAATGCAAAAAGCCCCAGTATAAACTGAGGCTCTATATGTTCTGCCGACGATAAAACAGCCTGTCGGCTGAATCATCACGTCAAAGACGGTATCAAGTTTTGTTTAGTCTACTACTATGATAATCAAAATGCAATACCATGATAAAAATATTTTTACCGACGCTTTAACAAGTTATGCACCATATCCACAGACCTGCGCTGATACATCTCAAAGTCACGAATATTAATTCTTGCTTTCCGGCAGAATCCTCTTAAATCTAAATATGGATGAATGTATGTGTAAATGATGACCTGCTTGTATGGATGGGGAAGTTTGACTATTGCACGTTCTACCTTTAACGCATCGTTTAAATCAATCTCTGTTCTTGCTTCTGGTGGGTGCCATGATGGAGGTGGTTTATATCGCCCCTCAAGGCTAGGTGTAACTCGATAATGCATTCTCGGTCTGGCCCATTGACGCCAGTTCTCTAAACGCTGCTGAGTTTCGCTAACGTCATATTCTGTAAATTCTGCTACTGGTGCGTTCATGGCTCCCTTTCCTATCCGTTCAACTTCCGATTAAAGCTAACATCGTCACAATCGACAGCCAGCAGGTTTATTGCACTTTGCACTGTATCTGTGACAAGTAATGCGGCTTCATGTGGCAGATCAATCATCCCAAGCACGTTTATCATGTCGTTTATGCCTTCCTCATCGTCTACGATTACTAGTATGTGGGTTATGGGCATGCTCTCTCCAATTCTCTAATCTTTGCCTGGTAATGTGATTTCATCGACCAGCACGGTTAAGCCGCCATCAGTAAGCGGGTTAGATACCTCTGCAACAATCATCTGAACTTGCTTATCATCAACGTATGCAATGCCATTCAGCGCATCTATAGCCACTTTTAATGCGTTATCTAGGTCAATGCATGTCTTGCTGGCCAATCCAGCCTTGGTGGCTTTGGGGTGCAATTTAATATGCATCCTGACAGGGTTTTCTGTGAGCTTTACGCCGCAAGTTTTAGCAATCCATCCTGCCTGCGATTTGTAGCTGTTGGCCTCGCTTGATCTAACCATTCGGCCATTGAAGTTACGCCAATAACGATTAGTGCTCACCGGATATGGAAGCAGCATCAGATATAACCTTTCTCACACGCAACAATCATTGATCTCTGCCACATTGATGCAAACCATTCCTCTTTATCAATAAAGCCTTCAAAGCTAGGTGGAATAATGTTTGATTTGCCATCGAACCAGTCGTGACATAACTTACAGCCGTAAAAACCAAACAAGTCATGCGCCTTCTGACTACGTCCTTTGCCATGAATGTATGCATTGCTATGACACCAGCAACATTGAGGATTGCCACATGACACACATTCCTCATGCTTTGCGCTTTCTGTTAGTCTTTTGTTGCGGTAGATCATCAAAAAACCTCTGCTTTAACGACACATTTTGACTGCTCAAATCCACGCAAAACATAATTATCACAATGCGTATCAGCCTTTTCTTCACTGTCAAAAAAGGCAATAGGCCAGCAGGCTTCGTAATCACAAACCTGCACATACCAAACAAACCTTTTTTGTCCGCAACGCCTCATGCTGCCATCCTATCTACTGTGTAAAAAATCATGCTGCTATCCGCGCGCCAGCAAGCCATTTAGCGTATGGGAGTCGGATTAGATCATGGAAACGTGCTTCCGCTTCTTTGTCGTGGTCTAGCTCTGTTTTGCTATTTATTTTCAATATGTCTTTAACAACATCGTCAGCATCAACAGCACATTCAATACCTCCATACCAACCTTTTGCCTCGTGATGAGTGTCAAGAAAACTCCAAAACTCAGGCTCATTGCATCGCATAGCCAACCACTGGCTCAAGAATCCACCCCTTGGCTTATCCTCAATAGTTTCCGCTTGCGCACGCTGCTTGCTGGCCTCTACAGTTAACCGAGCTAACGCCATAGGCACATCAGGCGATCCAAACAGCTTAAATGCGGCCTGCGCGTGAATTGGTGATATATCTACAGTAAGCCTCAAAGTGCCGTCACTCATGGTTTTAACTGTGCGTGATACTGCTTCGATGGCATCCATGATTATTTACCTCCAAACATGCCAAACAATTCATCAACCACATTTGATTTTTTGGCGCTCTTACCTAAAAACTTATCAACCTTTGCTTTAATTCTTCTTGACTCGCATGCCGGACATATAAATTTAAGCCCCTTGAGCAAGCTGGCATCTCTGATCTCACCACAATTCCGGCTGCACTCAGTACATTCAATCTTCATAATCACTCCCATCCAACCCGTGCAGGTTCTTCTTCAACAATGTGATACTCACTAGGCACAGTCTCATAGTGCTGGCATTCTTCCCCCGCCTTCCAGAAATCAGCATGAAGCTGTCTATCACCAGTAGGCCGTAAATATCTTCCACATCTGCCACGGTCTGCGCATACATGGCTACCAGCTTCGCTTTGTCCGGCGCATTTAGCGTTGTCGTTTATTGGGGGCAGCCCTACCATAAATCCTCCGAATACAAACGTGGCGGTGCAATTAACTTTTCACGTCTAATTTGACCAGCCTCAACAGCGAGATTTGCCGCCATAACTCTTTCAACAAACTCACCATCATCAGTGATAAACCCTTGCTCACCTTCAGCAATTATTAAATCGTTTTCTTTGGTGTTATCTGGCCTATGCATAGCATGAACAATGTGATGGTGTCGATGTGGGCGTGGCATGGTGTGAATTAAGCCGTCAATTGTTCTTACTGCTGCCGCTACTATTCTTGTCATCTCTTCCTCTTTCCATAAGCTTGTTTAACTGCTTCCCACCTAGCACGACAGCCAGGACAGCTAAAGTCGTATCTAGCGCCGTAGTGTGGTGGCTGTTTGGCGCATTCTTTGCAGGCTACTTGCGACATTCACCTGCCGCCCCCAACTGGCACATGCTCACCTTGCGCCCATTAATCACCACGCTACCGTTAAGCATGCTCACAATGATTTCCTCGCGCCGGATAGCCTCTTCTTGGTTATGCTCTGCTGCTAGGCGCATGTTCTCAGCATGCTTCTGTACGCCATCTATGTAATCAGCAAAGCGCAACACAACAATGATTGCAGCAACACATGCAAGCATGACTAACGTGTAGTAATCGCCTACTGTTAGCGGCTCACGGTATATCTGCATAGCCTTGGTTATCTTCATGCCTTTGCGTGTCCAGTAGATGAATTGGCGGGTTTTGGAGATTAGATTCATTGGTTTTGACTTTCAAAATATTGGCAACTTGGAGACGTTGCTTTTATGTCTGTAGCTTTGCCGCCTGTGTAATTTGTCAAACCACACTTGTAGTATGTTTTTGCGTACTCAATACGAACAAAATGTTTGCACTGTTTGCATTTAGTTCCTTCTGGGCCACGACCTGGCTGACCTGCATATCCTTTAGAGTTTGATAGCGCAACAGCACGAGAAACACCGCTAAATAAATCGTTATTCATCATCTGAGCCATACCAACCTCACAAATTTAATAAAGCACCGTTAACACCAACCATCACAGCAAGCACGTAGCATGTGAAGGCGTGATCCGATCCCGGCCAAATATTCACACCACAGATCAGGTAAGCTGCGACAACAAGTAAAGATCCGGCGATAAAACCTAGTAGTGGTTTCATGTTTTCAATTGAAGTCATAACGATTGGCTACTGGCTTATCAATAACAGGCATCATCCAATTAGGAGCCTTGTCTCTAAAATGCATTGTTTCCGCGTTAAACTGAACAACCACATCCCCAACAGGGCCGTGACGATTTTTGCGAACAAGAAGCTCTGCAACGCCCTTGTATGGCGTGTTTTTGTCGTAAACATCTTCACGGTAAAGCATCACGATTGCGTCCGCATCCTGCTCAATAGCGCCAGATTCACGCAGGTCTGATAGCAGTGGGCGCTTGTCTCCTCGTTTGTCGCAATCACGGTTAAGCTGCGCCAGCACAATCACAGGAACGTCCAGTTCTTTAGCCAATGATTTCAGTCCGGCGCTTATTTCAGCAATCTCACGCTCTCTTGTCTCTGCTTTGCATTTCATCAACTGCAAGTAATCAACAAACACAGCGCCAAGATTTTTACGGCGTTTCGCACGGCGACAACGTGAACGGAGTTTTGCAAGGCTCAGCCCTTCTTGATGGTCAATGGTGACGTTCATGGAGTTAACTTTTCCGCTACCAACCATTAGCTTGTTGTAATGCTCATCATCCCAATCTGCGTGAGTGTTTAGGTTCAGGTTGCCAACGATTGAAATTAAGCGGCTGGCAATCTCTCTGCGTGGCATTTCAAGCGTGGCAATGTAGCAGTGCTTATCCTCTGCAACGCGATTTACGATTGAACACATGAGCGCCGTTTTACCCATTGATGGCCTGGCAGCAAAAACATACATCGCGCCGCCTCTGATTCCGCCTAGCAAGTCATCCAGCTCAGTCAGCCCTGTAGCTTGGTAAGTAACACCCTGAATGCGCTGATCCAGGTAATCCATTGCCTCCGCTACAGCAATATCCATCGAAACAGGGTCACTAGTCTCACGCTTTTCAGATACAGCCATGATGCGGCTTTCAGCAATTTCAATTAATTCTGACGAGCTAGAAGTTTGGTCATAAGCCGATTCAACCAAGTCAACGCCGATAGTGATTAGTTCACGTTGAACAGCCTTCTCGCGGATGATGTCTGCATAACGCTTGATGTTTGTGCCTGTGACTGAGTTAGTAACCAAGCCACCAACAAAACCAACGCCGCCTACGTTCTCAAGCTCACCATCGCGGTCAAGTTGCTCACAAACAGTCAGCACGTCGATTTCCACGCCCTTGTCATGCAGAGTCTTGATGGCTGCGTAAACTTTCATGTTCTGCAAGCCGTAAAACTCTTCCGGCATCAGGTCAATATCTTCCAGCTTGTAAGGCTCACGCAAAGCGCCTGCAAGAAAGTTAATTTCCGCATCGTCAGAGTGTGGTGAAATTCTTAAATCGTCCATCATGCCGTTTTCCTGTTTTTGTAAGTGCCTTCAATGATTTTTGTGAAATTGGTTGAGTTAGTTATCCACTCCAAATCAGCACGCCATCCGTTTATCTTTCCTGTCAGGTAGTCAGATTCAGCAATAAATTCAAACAACCTTTCCCAGTAATCAAGATTCTGTCTTGATGTTTCCTCTTTCCATCTGGTACGCAACTGTGACTGTCTCTTAGCATTCCAAACTTTCACCCTGTTCAGCATTGGTAATTTTTCGTGATACAGGTCGATTATTTTTTGATGCGGACAATTGTCATCAGCTTGACTGAGGACAAGAGTATTACTTCTTTCTTTCTTACATTCTTGTTTAGTGGTTGTTTGTTGGTTATCTGTTGGTTGTTTGTTGGTTGCCTGTTGGTTACTTGATTCTTGCTCATCCTGATATTTGCTATAATTTTCAATAACATAGACGCTATATTTGTTGGTTGAAAAAACACTCAAAATTTGCAACTGCACAAGTCTGTCTATCGAGGTGCGTATTTGCTGTTCTGTCTGCTTTAATCTAGCTGCAAGCTCTTTCCTTCCTGAGATGTATTGCCCTCTTTTAAGCTCAATAATCCCTGTCGTGGTGCCTACTTTTTTGTCCTTATGGGTTGCGTTAAGCAACAAGAACATAAAGAGAGCTAGTGTGTTTGGCATCTGCATCAACCCACTATCCTCAATTTTTCGCCAGACTTTGACATAACCACGCTGCATGCTTAATTGACCTTAACCCTGCTTTCCATCCTTCTAACTTGAGCAACACTCCTGCCTGAGATGCGACGATACATTTCACGAATGTGTGCATATCTCTTTTCACC